GCTCAGGCAGCGTGAACCCCAGAAGCGATAGCCATCCTTGCGGATCAGCGTGGTCACATCGTTCTGGTTCAGTAGCCCGGCGTCGGTGGCCGGGTCCTGCAGGTCCCAGAACACGTCTTTTGAAATACCGGTGACGCCGTTCACGCCGACGTTCGACAGCGACTTATGCCAGCCCGTCTGTTCATCAATCTTGGCGCGCAGGCCCAGCGCACGGGCGGTGGCATACGCCGTCGCGTCCGCTTTCAGCACGGTGTCAAAGCTGATGAAGTCAGGCCAGATAAGCATGCCCTCGCGCTGGCTGAAGTTGGCGCGGTAGGCAATCGCCTCCTCCACGCTCTCACAGCCGTATGCTGACAGGTAGGCAAAGCCGCGCAGGCTCTGCGCCACGCTCAGCAGCTCGGTGGCAACGGCCTTGGTGTCGTGACCGGGCACGCCAAGGATGCGGGGCTTGACGCCGCACACCGACTGCGCGGCCAGCAGGGCTTTCATGCCGGTGCGCTGGCCGTTGGTCACGCCGCCGACGATGTTGGCCGTGGTTTCCGCCTCGGTCTGGCCCTGCGGCACGCGCACCACGACGGTGACGGGCTTTGACTGGTCGGCGATGGCGTCCAGCGAACGGGCAAGCGTACCGGATTCGCCCGCTTTACCGCTGGCGGTAAGTACGTCGGTCAGAAGTACCGGACGATTGAGCGGAAAGGTCGCCGCGTCGGCGTCGTCGCCGGTACAGACCAGACCGACAATCGCCGTGCTGACGGTGGTAATGGTTCGGGTGCCCTCGTTGATTTCCTCAACTCGCACGCCGTGGTGATAATCCTGTGCCATGTGGCGGTTCTCCTGTGAAGGGGTTCCGCTATGGTCATCGTTCGCTTTATCGCGCGCATCCGTCTGGCATTGTGTGAGAAATCACACAATTTTTTTTAATCGTACAGATGTGTTTAGTACCAGATATCAACAGAGAAAAGGGAGATGTTTATAATTAATCCTCATAAAAGTGACTAAAGGCGTTCTCCGCCAGATAAACAGCAGGACCGTAAAAAGGAGAGGATAATGAAACTGGCCCCGATGCATTTTCGTCTGCTATCCATTATGCAGGAGAGAGGCTCAGTTCCGGCGGACAAAATGCCCACGGTGATGGAGAAACTGGTAAGACTTCGACTGGCTGAATATTTCTATGGAGAAGAGTGGCGCAGAGTAAGCGAGCGTTCCCGACTGACACCAAGAGGACTGTGGGTTATCGCTGCCTACGATGCAAGGATAAAACTGGACCAGCAACGAAGTCAGTATCAGGGAAACGTTAAGCGGTGCGTAAAAACAGCGCCAAAAAATTGACATAAACCGATATCTGAATGACGCTTTAGTCGATTATAAATAAGCCTACCCGTACCAACTTTTGGGCCACGCGTGCTCCCGCGTGGCTTATTTTTTGGCAAAGTACACCTGGACAGACCTTCCTTTTTTCCAACCCCATTAAGAAAACTGTCATTTTCACTTAACAATGCAATGGTACTTTTCCCGGTGATTGCTGGAGCAATCTGCAATCTATTTCCTGTGTTATTTTTTTCCCCCGACACTATCCTTGCCGAGTGTCGGGTTTTTTTTATCTAAAAGTAGGCCGCCGGATGAATACATGCTGAAAAACTGGTCTGGTAAGGCTTTTTTCAATAAAATGTCCCTACAAAAATCAATGTGGGTTGACGAGACAATCTCACCTACTAAGATAGGCCTGAAACTAATAACAATTTTATTTTGAAATCCGCATTGCTATGCCGCGCCCCACCGCGCGGCTTTTTTTTGCATTGGTAATAACCCTGGTTATTGTTAACCTACAAACAATTAAGAAAATACCATTAACATTCTAAAGCCAGGATGTTATTGTTCAGGAGCGATTATCTTTGTCGCGAATTTCAATTTACGATTTTCCGCCCGGCATACCTGGTCAGGTTGCGGGATTTTTTTCTCACTTATTCGAAAATTAACGCCGCACTCAGCTCACCCACTATTTCACGACGTATTACCATAATTATGCCTTGTCAGGCCTTTGTGGCCAGATTACATCTGGTGCCGTTGAAACATCCATCGCCTGTAATTTCTGAAGATATTTCATCCATACGGTAAGCGAGGCCTTATCCAGTTCGGTAATGATACCGAGCATGAGCTGCGTCTGCCATGCCTGCGTGACGTTTCCCACCTCACTGATACGGGACGTTTTCTCGGCTTCTGCCGCTGCGATGGCTGCCTGCTGTGCCGCCGCCGTATCTGTCACCCATGCAATACCGCCCCACTTATCAAAGGCCGTCGCCGGTTTCAGTAAAGTGGTTCCGGCAGGGTAATCGCCCGGCAGCGAAACAGTGATGGCGTCGCCGGTCGCTGTGCTGTAAACCGTTTCACCGCGATGATCGACCACCTGCTGCCAGCTGCCGTCAAGAAACACACTCACCTGGCCTGGTTTCTCAGACGGTGGAACATTCACAGTTGAGTGCGCGGGGATGCCAAGTCCCTGCGTCAGAAACTCCTGACTGCTGCCGGAATAAAGTCCGGTTTCGGGATCAAAGTTATAAACGGTCAGAATGCCCGATGACTGCGCCAGCCCTTTCTCGTCAAGCATCACCTCTTTTTCATCGGCCATTATGCAGCCCTCACAATGTAGTTAAGTGCGACGTTTCGCGGACGGGTTTCGGTTGCGGTATTGCCGGATGCGCCACTGGTGGTCACCGTCTGCGTGTTATCAACGCTGTAGGTTGAATCAAGGCTACCGCGATCGCTGTCTGTTGTTCGCAGCGGGACCGCGACGGTGTGCGTGTGTTGCTGGAAAGCATGGGCCTGACTGCTGAGAAGCGTTCGCCCGCTGTCAGCGCCGCGCCCGTCATCCCACCCACGAATAAACTCACCGCGCAGATCGGGCAGGGTAAGCGAGGTATACGCTTTCGCCAGCTGCGGGTAATCCGTCGCGCTGAATGCGGCCCCGTTGCACTTCAGCCAGCCGGTGGGTGCTGTTGCTAAAGGCCACGGCACCGGCACGCCGACCGGCAGCGCCGAACCATCACCCAGCCCGAGGTTTTTAAGGAACGCGGACACATCGGCAATATCTGCGCCGTTCTTCGCGATATCCATTTTCCCGGCGAGCTTGTTCAGTACTGTCGTGGAAAAGTTCGCATCCCCACCCAGCGCGTCGGCCAGCTCCTTGAGGGTATCAAGCGCAGCGGGCGCGCCTCCTGCAAGTGCCGTCAGTGCGGCCTGAACAAAAGCAGTGGTCGCCACTTGCGTAGAGTTGTTGCCTGCCGCTGCGGTGGGCGCTTTGGGGGTGCCGGTAAAGGTGGGGCTGGCTTTGGGCGCGTACTGCTTGTGCGGATCGCTTGCCGCAAGATGCGCCGCCATCAGGCTGTCAGCGTACTGACGCACCTCCAGCACCTCATCATCCACATACTGGCGGGTTGCCAGCACCACGGACGGGTCCACCTTGAGCGTGACCGCATCGGTGCTGCTCACAATAATCAGCATGCGCAGCCGCTGCGTGCGCCCGCTGCCTTCCTGCAGCTGTGGCTTGTAAGTTTCTGCGGTATTACAGACCGCGATCAGCGTGCCATCGGCGTCAAACAGGCCCATTTCGCGGATCCAGAATCCGCCTTCGGTTTCCGGAATAATCTGCTCGGCGATTATCTGGCTGCCGTTGGCGGTGTCCACGGTGAGTGAATTCAGCGCGGCGCGGCGCACCTCACTGACCAGCTTTGTCTGGCTGGCGTTCGGCGTGGGCGTAACGCCGCCGCCGTCGCCCACGGCCATCTGCGTGATGTTCAGCTTAGTGCCAAGCGATACGGCGTTGGCAATCTTGGCAGCGCCAAGGTTGGTCACGATTGCATAAAATTTCTGTGTCATGGTCCCACTTCCAGCAGGTCGATTATGTGAACCGCCGCGCCCGTGTAGCTCTGGCCGCCGACGGCGATAATGTCAGGGGTATAGGGATAAACGGTCAGATCGTCACCGTCATAGCTGGCCGCCCCCACAAAGCACTGACCGCCGCTCTGCAGGTTGATGGACATGCCGAGCATATGGCGGCTGCAGGGCTTGGCGTCGCTGATTAACCGCTCAAGCTCCTGATAGGTGTCTTCCGTGATGCCCTGCTCTTGCACGCCGATGTCCAGGCGGAAAGTGCCCGGCGCTTCGTTGTTGTTCCACCACTCAATCACGCGGATCAGGAAACCAAACGGCTCGACGACGCGCCGGATAGCGCTGATGGTGCCCTTGTGCTGATGGATGTAAAACGCATCCTGCACCACCTGCCGTTTGACGCTCTCGCTCCAGCTCTCGTCCCAGCGGTCTACCGAAAACGCCCAGGCGAGATACGGCAGAAAGCTCACCGGGCAGGTGGCCGGATTCCACAGCTCGCGCAGCGGCACGTTTAAGCCGGTAATCCCGCTGCACGCCTCGGCCAGACGGCGCTCAAGCGCAGAGGAACCCGGCGGCAGCAGGCTCTGACTCATGCCAGCACCTCATCATCCGCCACCGACACATCGGTGCCCGTGCAGTTGCCCGCCTGCGTGCGGTCCATGATGATGTCCGCCGCCGGTTCGATCATTTCCACCCAGTCCACTCCGGCCACGCGTAACACCGCCCCGTAAGACTCCCGGCGCACGCTGCGTCCCAGCTTTTTCTGCTCGGTGAGATAGGTGGCGAGCTTCGCGTTTGCCGCCTCAAGGCAGGGAGCGGCAGCCACACCGTCGAACAGGTGCAGCTTTGCCTTAACGCTGTAGCTGTGGATGGTGGCCCCCTGCACGGACACGCGGTCCGCCACCGGGCGCACGTTCTCGGCATTCAGCGCGGTGTTCACTGTGGTCAGTAAATCCGCCGCCGCCGTGCCGTCTCCCTCGCGGCTGAGCACCGTAATCACCACCGTGGCCGGTGTCGGGCTGGTTGCGGACACGTCCTGCACCCGCCCATCGGCGCTTTTGGCGTGAAACTCATAGGCCGCCGTCGGTCCAGCCACGCTCAGCCCCTCAAAAGCCTCCGGCACGCGCACGCGCAGCGCGTCGTCTGATTCCATCACCGCCTCGACCGGCGGCACGACGTCCGGGTTGGCCGGGGTAACAATCAGTCGCTGCACGTTGCTGCGCGCGGCCAGCTGGTCGAGATCGCTGCCGAGCGCATAGGCCACCATGACGGCCTGTGCCGCCTCATTAATGCGCTGGCGCAGCAGGATTTCCCGGTAAACGCTTTCCTGCAGCGCCTTCACAATCGGATCGGACTCCAGCGCCAGCACGCGACGCACCGCCGCCTGTTCGTCCGCCGGATAGAGCGCTATCAGCGCCTCTTTGCGCTCAGCCAGCAGCGTTTCAAAGTCCGGCACCTCAATCACTTCCGGCGCGGGCAGCTGCGAAAGGTCAATTACCGCCACTTTTTTCTCCTGTTGAAACGGACATGGCAACCGGCGAGCCGTCATCGCGCTGGCCGGTCAGCTCAACCACCATGGAGCCGTCCATGGCGGTGGTAATGTTTACGGTGCTGAGCCTGATGCGCGGCTCCCAGCGGCTGAGCGCGGTATACACCGCCGCCATCACCTGCAGGCGGACGACATCGTTCTGCGTCTGGTCGATAAAGGACGACAGCAGCGAGCCGTATTCCCGGCGTGCCACGCGGCTGCCCTCCGGCGTCATCAGGATATCGCGCACGCTCTGGCGGATGTGCTCAATGTCCGTCACCGCTTCGCCGGTTTCACGGTTCATGCCGAGATACATCACTGCGGACCTCCTGACATATCGCCGCCGGTCTTCACCTTGTCGTGCAGGTGCTTGTCTGCCACGACGCCGTTAGAACTCATCGACCCACCACCCTGCGTCACGTCACCGTTCATTACGGTGTCGCTGTTAATCTGCGTCTGGTCAGCCGTCACACCAAACTGGCCCGTTTTAACCTGAAACCCTTCCTCAGCTTCTACCAGTACGCTTTTGATGTTCTTAATCAGCAGCTGGCCGGTTTCGGGGTCATACTGAAACCATCCGCCGTCCTTGAAGACGGTTGTGCTGCCGCTTTCGGAATAATCAGGCGGCGGGAAGGTATCGGAATAAATGGCGGGCAGCGCAAAGGCGGTTTCAAGGTTGCCGCCGAGGCTCAGCAGCACGACCTGCTCACCGACGGACGGACTCCACGCCGTGCGTGTCTCACCGGCGCGCGTGGTAAGCCAGTTAATCCAGTTGGTTTCAAGGTCGCCCGTTTTCACCCGGCACAGCCAGTTAGCCTTATCCACCTCTGACACGGTGCCGGTGCGGATAAGGTTGGTGATGAGGCGCATTATTTCAGTGAGTTTTTCGTTCATACCGGGAGAGTGTCAGCAATGCCACGCATCGGCACCCGCCGGGCATTGTCTGGCGGATGGCACAATGAAACCCGCAGTTAAAGGAGGCAGGCATGGTGGTTTATCAGGTCAGCGTGATGGCGCACGGACCGGTGCGCATACGCAAGGTGCAGGAAGGCGACATCAGCGGCGAGGTGGTATTTCTGTTTGGCGAAAAAGCGGCGCGCATCTTTGAACAGATCACGCGCGAAGGAATAAGCGTCATTGAGGACAACCCGGAGCTTGCGCACATACTGGATTTCACGCACGGCAGGCCGATCAGGGAAACGGTAGCAAATGCCCATCCCGGCGTACACGCGGTGATATTCGGGTAATAACCCGGCTTACTCGCTGAGCCAGCGCAGCAGAGTTTCCCGCAAGGTATTGTCCACCTCGCTGCTGATACCTAGCAGCGGGCGCTCGGCGTACTTCACCGTGGTACCGCGACGGTTCACCCGGTCCCGCAGACCATAATGGTGCACGCGGGCAAGGTGCTGAACCGCAGGCACAAACGACACGTCGGCGGCGTCATCGGTGGCCTGCGCCTTCAGATATTTCGCGGTTTTGAGCTTTGCGAACATGGCGCGGCGGATGCGCCCCTTTTTACTGCGGGGGGTGACGCGGCGCGGCTCCCACGCGGTGCCGTCCGGCGAGCGCTGCGCGGTGATGTTCGCCTGCTGAATGCGGCGCACGTCGCGCGCCACCTCGCGCAGCATCTTTTTACGGGCCGCTGGCTCAAGCTGCGCCAGCAGCGCATCCAGCCAGGCGTCCACCTCATGCAGTTCAGCCACGTTTCACCGTCCAGAACTCCTCCGGGGTCTCCGGCTCCTGAAGGGCCTCAACGCGGGTTTTGCCGTCAACGGTGGTTGCCACGACGCGCTCGGTCAGCTTCAGGTCCATGCTGATGTCGCAGCGGTCATTACCCAGAATATCCACCTCGAATGAAAACAGCTTTTCCCGCTGGTCGCTGTTCTGCAGCGCGTCCGGCTGGTTTTCCCTGAGCCAGAACATCACCGGCGCCATCAGCAGGTTCTGATCGCCGGTAAAGTCGGTAATGACGATATTCAGCGTATAGCGGTATTCCCACGACAGCGAAGCGGCGGACGTGGCGACAAGCTGGCCACTGTCCACGAACAGGTGAAGCCGGTCCGGGTTTTCCGCCACGTAGGGCACGGACTTATTCAGGGCGCTGCGTAAGGACTGCGGCTTGTTCATCGTCTTTTTCCTGACAGCTGATAATGGTGTCCACCTTATCGGCGCACGCCGCCCAGGCGGCCTCGGTTTCGTCCAGCAGCGCGTTCAGATCGCCGTTACTGCGCGGCCCTGCCGGGTCCAGCTGGCAGCGGGTGATTTTGGGACAGCCACTCACGGTAAGATTCACCTCCGGCGAGGGCCGGTCGCTGGCGCAGCCGGACAACAGGATCAGGCAGAGGGGTATCAGCCCAGCGGCGAAGGTCTTCATTTTCACGTTTCATTTCCTCAATAGTGCGCTGCCGGTCGCGCAGCAGCTTGCCGTTCTGCTCGGCGGCAGCGTACAGCTGCGTCTGCGCGCGGCTGCTGGTCTGCGTCAGGATATTAAGCGCAATCAACTGGCCGTTTTTCTGCGACAGCTTTTTGCCCTGGCTCGCTATCGTGGTGGCCTGCGTATCGATGCGGCTGTGCGCGGTGCCGAGCCGCCACGACTGCACGCCCAGCAAGGCCATCACCACAACCAGCACCACAACCAGCGCGCGGATCATGCTGTGGCCCGCTCAAGCTCGGGCCTGAGCAGCCCACGCTGAAACACGGCCAGCAGGCTGACCAGCGCCGTGAGCTTCCAGCCCGCGCCCCACATCACCCCGGCGATAAACACGCGGTGATACCACCTGAGCGGCACGCGCTCGGCCAGCCGTGCGAACCGCATCAGCCAGGCAAACACCCGTTTCCGGTCACCGCCGGTCAGGGTGCAGGCATACAGCCCGCCAAAGCTCACCAGCATCCACGCGATAAAGTCGGCCCACATCAGCGCCGCCACCGGATAGCCTGCGTAGCTGTCGTGATAACCGCTGACCAGCGTCAGCAGGGTGGCGAGTAGCGCCGTAAACCACCACGTTTTCAGTAACTGCATGTCACACTCCTTTCAGGCACCATGCCAGCTCACGCTGACGCCGGTTGTCGATACCCTGATTAAATACGCCTTTGACGTACACCCAGCGCGGCAGCTGATAGCACGCCTCGCGCCACTTACCCTGTTTCAGCAGCACCACCATGGTTGAACCGCAGGCGTTGCCGGTGCCGACGTTGAACGCCAGCGACACCAGCGCGTCATAGACCTGCTGCGGCATGGAAACTGCCACGCAGCGCGCCAGTGCCGCCTCGACGCGTAACACGTTGGTGATGAAATTCCCCGCCGCCAGCCGCTCGGTAATGCTCTTACCCGGCACCACGCCGGACGTGTTACCGATGCCGTCGGTCCACGTTCCCGCATCGCACTGGTAGGGCTTCAGGCGGCACCCCTCAGCGTCGGCGATAAGCCGCAGCCCCTCCGGTGAGGTGTGCAGCTGCTGAAAGCCCGGCAGCGTGGCGGCGATGGCCAGCACCGCGCCGACGGCGCAGCGCTTAACGGTTTGCAGATTCATAGTCCTCCCGCGTGATGCGCCCGCGCGCCAGCAGCTGATAGGTTTTGTGCTTGTAATACCAGCTGATAAGCGCCATCAGCAGGCCGATAAGCACTCCGGCGACGGTAGACACGTCCTTGAGGTTCATGCCACCGAGCCACGCCATCACCACCGCAATGCACCAGGTGATAAAGGTGCTGATTTTCTCCCACATGATTCAGTCCCAGAGCTGGACGGCCTGCACGGTGGCCGTTGTTGTCACGTCCGGCAGCTCCACCTCCAGCCCGTGCGGCAGGATGGGACCGTACCCGGCCAGCCCCGGATTTGCCTGTAAAACCTGCTCGGTCACGCCCTGCGTGCGCCCGTAGTGACGCCAGCAGAGCGCGTCCACCGTGTCGTACTGATGCGCACGCACTTTCATCAGATAAGCTCCACGGTGCAGTGCGGCAGGTTCTGCACGCGGCTGATGGCCCAGCGGGCGTCACGCCACAAATCGCCGGTGGCGTCCGCCAGCTCCTCGCCGCGCTTCACGGCGGCAGCGGTGGCGTCAAAGTCCTGATAGCGCTCGTTGAGCACCGCGCGGGTCCAGCACCACACCGCATTCTGATAGTGATGCAGTCGGGCGCTCTCACCGGCCAGCATCTCTCCCGGCACGTCGGCCAGCAGGTTATAGCCGCGCAGCTCCTGCTGCTCGCGCCACGGATACAGCTCCGCGTTGACTTCTGACATCGCGGTGAGCACCACCTGCCGCAGGCGCTCCGGCGTCACGGTGCCGTCAACGCGCATTGACACGCGAAACTTCGCCATATCAACGTCGGGCCAGAATGAATTGTTGGGGATAACGTCCGGCGCTCCCGTCGCCTTCTGCGGCGCTACGAATTCCATAACTTGCTACTCCTGAAAAGGGTGGGCGGTGGACGGGGTTTTGATGAGGCTGAAGCCTGTCGCCACCCCGTGCCGCCCCGCGCGTGGGCACGTCCGGTTATCAGCTGGCGTTGCGGATTTTCCGCGCCAGCTGCTCAATGTCTTTTTTTACGCCGCACTTCTCGTCAAGCTGCAGCGCGCGGGTCAGGTGATTCAGTGCGGACGCCGGGCTGCTCTCAGTGAGCAACCATCCGATGGACTTGTGCAGGCGGGCTCGCGACTGGTCCGGCATATCCAGATCGCCAATCACGTCGAGCGTCTGCAGCAGCAAATCCACGTCAAACTCCGCGTTTGCCAGCAACGCATTTTTCGCGGCATCGGCCATTTCCTCGGCCAGCACCGTCTGCGTGTTGCGGTTGCCAATCGGCATTGACCACGCGCGACGGATGGCATGGCGGCCAATCGCCAGCGCCCCGGCATAGTCCCCGGCGTCAATGCGCCAGAGCATGACGAACATCACCACGTCATCCTGCTGTTCGGCCTCAGCGGCCAGCACGCCGTCCACCCACGGGACATACCGGGGCAGCACTTCTATTTTGATTTCGGCTTTTTTCACGGTGGACTGAATGCCCTTGAGGCGGCGGCGGTCTTCACCGAGCTGCATCAGCATCAGCTCATAGCCGCTGGCGTGGCGAACACTGCCGCCCTGACGGGCGGCCTGTTCAGCCTGAACGCGCTGGCGGTGCTGCCGGGCGGGACTCAGGCTCATTCGTTACTCTCCGGTGTCGGTAGTGGCGGGCGCGGAGAAATCACCGATTTCGATGTTTTCAACCAGCGCGGCGCAGCGGTAGTCTTCCACCACGTAGGCCTCGTTGACCGATTCGAAGTTTTCGATGCGGTCACGTTTCGGGTTGTCAATGACCGAACGGCGGCGGGTGTCTTCCTGCCAGTACACGGACAGGTTGTCCAGGCGGGTGATCAGCACGGCCTTTGGCGGGAAGAACGGCGCGCGTACCGCCTGCAGGCCGCCCATGCGTTTCTGACTGATGATGAGGTCAGCCGCCAGCTTCTCGGTGTTGGCCTGCTCGCTGTTAACCAGCGGGAAGTACTTATCGGACAGCAGCTCGCGCCCGCAGATCACCACCAGTTCGTCATCGTCCTGGAAGATAGGATCGATAAGCTCATTAACCGCATCCATCACCAGCGCGTCGAGGTTGACATAAGCGCCACCCTTGCCGACCTTAACCGGCGCGGCGGTGGTCGCGCCGTCTTTGGTGGTGCTGCCCATCACGTTATCCGGTGCATCTTCGCGCAGCTTCTGCAGCCAGCCCTTGTTCACGTCCTGCAGCATCGGTTTCTTCACGCGGTCCGAGGTTTTGGCACGCTTCTCACCGTTAAAGCCGATGGTGATGCGGTCCAGCGCCTGACGCTTCACGATGGCGTCGCGGATGCGGGTCTGGAAGTCCTGAAACTTCGCCCACATGTCCAGCTTGGCGTAGGTGATCGCGGTATCAAAGTTGGTCTGTTCGCACTTGTACTCAACACCGCTCATTTCGGTCGGGTCGGTAGGCTCGCGGTCCTTCGCGGAGGTGTCCGTGGTGCCCGCGATGGAGCCGCCGATGCCAAGGCCCAGCAGCTGGCCGGACTGTTCGCTGACGCCGACCACGTTGACCAGCGTCAGGAACGCGGCGGACTGCTGAATGGTGTCTTCCAGCGTCTGCGCCACGGACGGTTCAACGTTGAACTTGCTCGCCAGCTCCTCGACCGGCACGCCGTTCAGGGTGGCCAGCTGCGTCAGGTAGGCGTTAAACGCAAAACGGGTGTTCTTTTTCATGGGGTGTGCTGCTCCTTTAGCAGTTGGTCAGTTGTGCCGCTGGCGTGTTGCCACCCGGCGTTCGCTGGCGAAAATCTTTGCGACTGTCTTCACGCTCCAGCTGTGATTTCAGCTCGGTGAACGCTTCGCGCTGCGCCTTCAGGTCATCCAGCTGTTCGTTCAGCGAGGTTTCCAGCTGGCTCAGGCGCTCCGCCTGCTCGCCCAACGCCTTGTCGGTGCGGGTGCTGTAACATTGCTGTTCGGTGGCAATCAGTTCAACCGCCTGATGCACGTCGCTGAAGCGCGCGGCATCGGTCTGCTGCTGCTTGCTGAACATGGCTTTGATACGGGTGAACAGCGCGGGCTTTTCTTCCGGCTTGTCTTCCAGCTCAATCACCGTTTCGGTGGCGGCGGTAAAGAGGTTGTCCGGGTGCTGCTTGCGGTTCGCCAGCGGGTTTTGCTCCGCTTTGGCGCTGAACGCCAGCATTTCGGTGCCGAGGCTTGCCGGATCATCGGTAGCGGCGAGGCCGACCAGATAAGCCTTGCCGGTATCAGCAAACTTAGTGCTGACCTCCATGGAGGTGAAAAGCTTCTGGCCCTTTTTCACCAGCTCCACAAGGGAGTCCGTCGGCAGGATGTCGGCGTACAGCGCCATTTTTCCGGCCAGCGGCCCGTCGCTGATTTCCTCAGCGACCAGCGCGCTCACCGTGCCGTAGCGGTTAAAGGTGCTGTCCGGCGCGTAAGACTTGATGTGCTCCAGATTGATGGTTGCGGTGTACACCGCCGGGTTGTAGGCGGCGGCCATCTGCACCAGCCATTCGCGGGAAATCTCGCGCCCGTCCGTGGTGGCACCTTCCACCCCGATACGAAAACGCTTTGCAGTTACTGTCATGAGCCAGGCTCCGTTAGGTAAAACGTCTGAGAGCCTTATGGTTGCGGTGAGAGGGGGAGCGAAACAACGCGGGGACGTTGTGCGGCAGACCACACAATGAGGCGCAGCGGAAAAGGCCGCGGCGGGGCCGTATTTTGAGGCCATGACAACGACACTCGCCCCCGAAGACCTCGATCCCCGCAGGCAGGCCTTACTGCTGTACTTTCAGGGATACCGTATCGCCCGCATTGCTGAAATGCTGGGAGAGAAACCCGCAACCGTTCACAGCTGGAAGAAGCGCGACAGGTGGGGCGACTATGGCCCGCTTGACCAGATGCAGCTCACCACCGCCGCACGTTACTGCCAGCTGGTCATGAAGGAGACAAAGGAAGGCAAGGACTTTAAGGAAATCGACCTGCTGGCGCGCCAGTCCGAGCGCCATGCGCGCATCGGCAAATTTAACAACGGCGGCAACGAGGCGGACCTCAATCCGAAGGTGGCAAACCGCAACAGCGGACCACGCAAGCCACCGGAAAAAAACGTGTTCTCAGATGAACAGGTAGAAAAGCTGCAGGAGATTTTCCACGGCTCGATGTTCGGCTACCAGCGCCAGTGGTGGGATGCGGGCAACAAGCATCGCATCCGCAACGTGCTCAAGTCGCGCCAGATTGGTGCCACCTACTACTTTGCCCGCGAGGCGCTGATTGATGCGCTGACCACCGGGCGAAACCAGATTTTTCTCTCGGCCAGTAAGGCGCAGGCGCACGTCTTTAAGCAGTACATCATTGAGTTTGCCAAAGAGGTGGACGTGGAGCTGAAGGGCGACCCGATGACGCTCGCCAACGGCGCGTGCCTGTACTTCCTCGGCACCAACGCCCGCACCGCGCAGAGCTACCACGGCAACCTGTACCTGGATGAATATTTCTGGATCCCGAAGTTTCAGGAGCTGCGCAAGGTGGCGTCCGGCATGGCGCTGCACAAGAAGTGGCGGCAGACCTATTTTTCCACCCCGTCGAGCCTGACGCACAGCGCCTATCCGTTCTGGTCCGGCGCGCTGTTTAACCGTGGACGCGCCAAAGCGGACCGCGTAGACATTGACCTGACGCACCCGAACCTGTCGCCGGGCCGCTTCTGCGATGACGGCCAGTTCCGCCAGATTGTCACCGTGGAAGACGCGGTGCGCGGCGGATGCAACCTGTTTGACCTGGACCAGCTGCGCCTCGAATACAGCCCGCCGGAATACCAGAACCTGCTGATGTGCGAGTTTGTGGATGACCTCGCCTCGGTGTTCCCGCTGCAGCTACTGCAAAAATGCATGGTGGACAGCTGGGAGGTATGGAACGACTTTGAGGCGCTGGCGCTGCGCCCGTTTGGCTGGCGCGAAGTCTGGATCGGCTACGACCCGGCGAAGGGTACGCAGAACGGCGACAGCGCCGGGTGCGTGGTGATCGCGCCGCCTGCCGTGCCGGGCGGCAAGTTCCGCATACTGGAGCGCCACCAGTGGCGCGGCATGGACTTCCGCGCGCAGGCCGAGTCCATCAGACAGCTGACGCAGCAGTACAACGTTACCTATATCGGCATTGACTCCACCGGCGTGGGCCTCGGCGTCTTTGAAAACGTGAAGGCGTTTTTCCCGGCGGTGAAAGAGTTTGTCTATAACCCGAACGTCAAAAACGCCCTTGTGCTGAAGGCGTTTGACATCATCAGCGGCGGGCGTCTGGAGTTTGACGCCGGGCACCTCGACATCGCGCAATCATTCATGGCAATCCGCCGTTCAACCACAGCCAGCGGCAACCGTCCGACCTATGAAGCCAGCCGCAGTGAGGAAGCCAGCCATGCGGACTTAGCCTGGGCGACCATGCACGCGCTGGCAAACGAACCGCTGCAGGGCGAATCCGCCCACACCCGCAACATCATGGAGATTTTTTAATGAGTAAACGCAGGAACCGCACGCGCACGCAGCCCGTGCAGCAGAACAATACGACCAGCGGCGCGGCGGCAGAGGCGTTTACCTTTGGCGACCCGATCCCGGTGCTCGACCGGCGCGAACTGCTGGACTATGTGGAATGTGTGGTGACGGACAGGTGGTATGAGCCGCCCGTGAGCTTTGACGGACTGGCCCGCACGTTTCGCGCCGCCGTGCACCACAGCTCGCCGCTCAACGTGAAGCGCAACATCCTGACCAGCACCTTTATCCCGCACCCGCTGCTGAGCGGGCAGGCGTTCAGCCGCTTCATTCAGGATTATCTGGTGTTCGGCAACGCCTATCTGGAAAAGCGCACGAACCGCCTCGGCGGCGTGATTGCGCTGGAGCCATCACTGGCGAAGTTCACCCGGCGCGGGACTGACCTGGACACTTACTGGTTTGTGCAGTACGGCCTGAACACGCAGCCTTACCAGTTCACGCCCGGCAGCGTGTTTCACCTGATGGAGCCGGACCTTAATCAGGAGGTTTACGGCCTGCCGGAATACCTGTCGGCCATCCCGTCTACCCTGCTGAACGAATCGGCCACGCTGTTCCGCCGCAAGTACTACCTAAACGGCAGCCACGCGGGCTTTATCATGTACATGACCGACGCGGCGCAGAATCAGGAAGACGTGGACAACATCCGCAAGGCCATGAAAAGCGCCAAGGGACCGGGAAACTTTCGTAACCTGTTTATGTACTCGCCTAACGGCAAGAAAGATGGCATTCAGATCATCCCGCTGTCAGAGGTGGCGGCGAAGGATGAATTCCTGAATATCAAGAACGTGAGCCGCGACGACATGATGGCCGCGCATCGCGTGCCACCGCAGATGATGGGCATTATCCCGAACAACACCGGCGGGTTCGGTGACGTGGAAAAGGCCAGCCGCGTGTTTGTGCGCAACGAACTGATGCCACTTCAGAAGCGCTTTGAAGAACTGAACGACTGGCTGGGCGAGGAGGTGATCCGCTTCGCCCCTTACACGCTTGACCTGACCGACGACAGCCGCCCCAACTGACCCACCCCCGCGACCTCACCAGAGCGCCCCAGCATCCTCCTGCGGGGCGCTCTTTTTTGCCCCTCGCCTACCCCCGTCCACGGCGTCGCGCCAGCGGCCCGGAAATTGCACCGGATTTTGACAACCTACACCCCTCAGCGCGCGCTCGTACCCCCGCCACGCCTGCCCGCTTTGTGTAGTGGTTTTCATGCACCTGCATGACATACGAAAAAGCCCGCCATTACTGGCGGGCCGGGGGCAGAACGATCCTTCTGGGATCATGCGGATTCATGCAGTAGCCATATGCAATGAATCAATCGGTGTTATCTAGCCCACCGCTGAGTTTAATAGCGCGTCCGTCGCGTAAATCAATGAGATTTTCGGGTTCAGAAACGAACCATGCGTAGGATCCCCACGCAAGTTCTGTGATTGCCTTTTTAAAAGGTGAAGCACCACGGTCCATGAATGCAGTTAGGAAGGCGAGATTTTTATTACTAAATCCAGCATCGGCAGCGATTTTAGTTAGAGCAACTTTTCTCTCACGATTTACTGGACCATCAGTAGCGACTACCTCAGTGAATATAAAAAGCATGTCAGAACCCGATTTATCCTCACCTAAATCTACAAGAATAATATCAGGTAGAGCCTTAGAAGCATCTATTTTTAAACCTAAAGAGCTTGCAAGCTCCTCGTCACGGGTGACTACCTTATTTCCCGACTCTGAGAGCCATAGCACCGCAGGGACCTTAAGAAACTTAGGGGCAAAAACTTCAATTACTTCCTTGGCAATAACACTTGATGGCCCAGGAGCAAGAGTTCTTTTTCCTCCGTCTGGGAATGTAACGGTCAGGCTATCGTCAGAGCTGGAAATACTCGATTTTATGAGGCGTATTCTGGCGAGTGCAGCTTTATTCAAATGAGTTTCTTGCCAGCCTCGAATTTTAGCCGTCAATTCATCAGTAGTCAGTTCTGGTTTGAATAGCTCTGCAAACGAGGCATTTAAACAATATCTTGGCTTGGAAGAGGTGGTAGCAACCCCCTTTCTTTCAATAACGGCATGGCAAGGTATTAATCCGCCTCTCAACGTTTCATCCCTGACAGGCTCTCGTGAGTTTGGTGCGTACCAAGCGTCAATCGGTCTAGTACTTTTCTTGGAAAGTGTTTCGTTTAGCCAATTAACACGATCATCTGATGACTGCTTACTGGATTGCTCATTACCCATATCTGTTATTTGGCTGGGTCTAACCCACCTTTCATTACCGTCTATCGCTCCTGCATATAACATAACAAATACAGTTTTAGCTGCCATTTCTCTTATGACATAATTTCTGTTTTCCGTACCCTCTGGAAAAATTTCGATAAGTCTCTTATGTATTTCAGCTATTTCAGGTAAATCGGGCATCATCATGATACTGAGACTCCATAAATTTTTGCAATAACTCCCTCCAACTGAGAGGAATTTACGCCTGACCCTATATAGTTTTGCAATTCAGTTAACTTGGCTAAGTCAGGTAATGGGATAGCATTCAACTCATATGCTGAAACGGCCACGCTCCCGCTAATACAGCGGAAGATTCTATCTACAGTTGCCGAATTGAGAATTTTCTCGATCACATTAGCATGGACACCCGAGAACAGGTCGTCAGAACTAATCACATTAACGTGATTTTCAACAACAACCCCGCCATATTCATCTATGAAATTCTGAGGGATTATCGCTGCCATGATTCTCCTATCCTGCTCTTTCGAGGTTGTTCTCTGAACTAGCAGACACTCATTTGTGGTTATGAGAAAATCTTGTTTCTTCATAACTTCAATAAACGGTACGTGATTCTTTCTGGTGGCACTGAATTTAAAACCTTCGGGCGTAACTGACTCAGCCCAAATCAGTGGATAATAACCTTTCTTCTTAACTTGCCGTAACTGTGGTTTAAATCTGTTCCAGACAAGTTGACCGGTTGAAACCTTATAACCAACATCTGAGAGTCGCAGGGTAAGCTTCTTGATTTTATTTATAAATGTCACATCTGTTTTTTTACGAGGTAACAACCAAATCTTACCGCCGCTTTCTAAATCAACTTTGCCTAAAGCCTCTGTTTTTGCTTTGTTTAGGCCTTTAGGGATCAAAGACGAAACAGAAACTTTCCTGTCATGCCGTCCTGATTTGAATGTAGCCAGCATGGTCTCCTGCAATACATCGTCAAACACTCCATCTCTGTCAGATATAAAATCGAAAAAGTATGGGGTCGTATATTGTGTCAATAGATTCCTGAGCGATGTAAAATATTGTCCACCTAAAAAAGATGTAGGGGTCAAAAAGGCAATTACACCTGTATCAGGCTTGATTAAACGCACAGCAAGATCAGTGAAAAGGCCATATAAGTTTGCATGACCAAAAAGAGAACGAGAAAATTTCTCACGTAACACGGGATTCAGGGAAACTCTCCCATAAGGAGGATTTCCCATCACAAGGTCAAATTCTCCTAAATCATCTTGGACGAGTGCGTCTCCGACAATAACCACTGAATCAGGAATACGACGCTTTGTGCTCACGCAGAGGGGCATAATAGCAGCCTCAAGAAGAACAAGGCTCATCCATGCGGCAAAGGGGTCTATCTCAATCCCTTTTAGGCGCTTAACCAGCCTTCTGAAGATCCATTCGGGTGAAGACCCTTTCTCATTCTTGAGCATTCTCAAGGCGACTGGTGCTAGAAATGCCCCTCCACCACATGCTGGGTCAATTACCGAGGCTTTAGAAAAATCTACCCCACTGTTTTCTGCCATATCAAGCAGACGCTCTACAAGTGGAGGGGGCGTATAATACGCCCCTTTTTCCGAACGGTAAGCAGTTGGCAACATAACAGTATAAATTGAACCAATCAAAAATCCGGCGTCTTCCGCCGGAAATAAAGCAATCAACTCTCCGGTCCTATCTGCCAGAAGACCGGCATCCACTGCAATATCATCAAGTTGCACAGCAGAGGCAACAGGCTTAATAGTCATTGAGGCCCTGTGCTTTTCAGCTATCGATGCCCAGTAAGCCCTCAAAACTCGTACGCAATAGGAACGAGCCTGTACAAGCCTTGCTTCATCATTTTCAAAGTCAGCCGCATAGCCCTTAGACATTGCTTTACAGGTTTGATAACGATGTAAAAGGCTTAACTCTGTATTGTTAATGAATTCAAGTGGTTGTGCGAGCATACTCATTCCTAAACTCAGGTAGACTAATTTAAACTTACCTGTAAATTTTGTCGGCGCAAGGATAACAGGCTTGGCAAGGGTAAGTGAACACGTAAACGAAAGTCTGTGACAACAAATAAATTCTGATGATGATCAATGCTGCCAACTATCGTCTTCCCAAACAGACTGGAGGATTCCCATAACGTTTTTTTTATCTTCGTCCAGTTTCAGCCCGCTAAGCTCGACACCGTTAGCGCTTCCCTTTCGGATGCGAATGCTGGTTTTGGGAAATACAGGTAAAAGATTTTTGTATAATTCGGCCTCTAGAAGGGCCAAAACTGCTTGGCTGATTTTTTGCTCTTTATCAATCATGATTTCAATTCGCATAAATCCCTCTCAATGCGTTTCAGATCCAGTCTTTATGGATTGTGACCTTCTTACTTCAGCCATTAGCTCGCTAGATAACTCCAGTAGCCAATGGATGGCCATTTCTTTCTCTTCAAAATCACACGTCCCAAAAGCAACCTTTTTAAGAATGAAATCAATACGCTGGAGTTTAATTTCCTCCAAAAGATAGTCCCGCATCTTCCCCCCCTCAAATCCACAACTGTATATGTGTACAGTATAATAAGGATTTTTAAATGTGAAATGATTTTTCCCTTCAATAGGACAAAGTCTGAATTCCAAATAGTAGAGAAGTCACATTAAGATATTGAAAATAAACAACTTTACTCATCCAGTGGATTTCTACATCCAAATGCGCCATCTGTCATCTTCGTTCAAACGTCCGTTACTGTAAAAAATACGCAAACCGGCACCTGAGCTTAAACTGCCGCCAGCCATAAGCAGATCAACCTCCGGCGCATCACCACCAAATCCCCGCGCCTTCAGCTCTGCTACAAGTTGCTTCCGCTCATCATCAGTGATTTCCTGTTTGTAACTCTGACGTTTTGGCGGTCTGACCGTTCTCAGGACAGCAAGCAGCTCCCTTCGCTCTTTCCTGCTCATGTTATCGAAGTCTGGTGCAGTCAACGGTCCCGCCTCTCGCTGATCAGCGGTTTCAAACACAATCGGATCACCCCCTGAAATGTTCAGTTTTTCATCAGGGGGACAGTTATTGCCACGAGTCCAAGGGGCGCAAGCGCCCTGGTCGGCTGTCGCCTCCTGAACGTCAACGGCCTTACGGACCATTTTCCACTTTGTGGCGTGCGTGCAGATGCGTCCTGCCACTAACGGGGACCAAATGCCATAAATGCGAGTGCCGTGATCGCCATAAGGTGTCGGCTCGTCGTTTAGTTCATAAGCCGTTCTAACGATGTGATGTTTGCGCGGAACAAGCACGCCGCCCTGCTTCATGATGTAGGTGGCAAAGCAGCCCACATCTGCAGCAGCCAGCACGGCGTCCAGCTGCGCGTTTTCAAGTACCGGCGCACCTGCTTTTTTATCGCTCTGATTTCTCAGTGCCTGGCGGGCAAGCACGCGCAGTTCCCGGTAAGCCTGGCGGCCCGGAATGCCAAAGAAACGGAATTGCTGAACACGATGAAGTGACGCCCACGCGCCTACGTTCTCCGCGATGTCACGCAGTGATTTTCCTGTCTCGGCGCTTATTTCATCAGACAGCCCCCGGCCATCAATGTTTTTGCTCACATATTTAGCAATGTAACTGGTTGGCGTGCCTTTGCGCGGATTAATAAGTTCAGACTTAAAGCGCGGCCCGGTATTGTTTCCCAGCTCCTCGCGGTCTTCACGAATGGCGAATTTACGCAGCAGGCCGGTGATTAAGCGGCGCTCTTTTTTGCGCATAAAGCACAGCAGATGCCAGTGCACGGTGCCGTCGTGGTGTGGTTCAGCTACGCGTACCCCATACCAGCGCAGCCCGGCTTTATGCATGGCTTTACGGAAGGCGGCAAAAGTATCCACCAGATAATCGCTGCTCTCACGCACGGTGGTGTTAGTCCACTTTGGATTAGGTCTGCCGTTGTTCAGGGTGGCGTGGAATCTGGACGGGCAGGTGATGGTGTAAAACACCGCGCAATCCCCGCGCATTTCCGCGATAAGCTCCAGCCCCTTAACACATGCCATCATCTCAAGGCGGCGGTTAGCGGGATTGCTGTTACTTGCATTAACCACGTCTTCCATATCCAGCGTATCGCCTTCATCGCTGACCAGCTCATGCGAACGAAAGAACTCCAGAGACTTCCGTCGCTGCTCCCGCTTATGGATTACGGCCTCAAAACTGACGTAGGGAGAGGCTTTTTTGTTAACGAGGCAAACAGCACGCAGCTGCTCCTCACGCCATTCACAGCGCAACTGCCACAGCTTGCGATACCACCAGTCCGCGCACAGCATGCGGGCCAGTGATGGTGGAATGAGATCGTAAGGGACCGGCTTGCGACGACGCTTTTTACGGCGCAACTGCTCAAACGCAGGTGGGATAACGTCCAGCTTCATCGCTTCTGCTGCCACCAATTCCCATGCCTGACGGATTTGCTCAGGTGTGACATTATCCGTGATGAAAAGATGACCGGATGCTTTATCCAGACACATACTCATGTGCGCGGCGATCAGCGTTGACTGACGCTTAACCTGATTCTGGTTCATTTCTGGCAAAGCCAGCAGGCCATCCAGCCCGTCATGGCTTGCCATAAAACGGAATGAGGCAGAAATCTGACTGTCCCGCATGATTGCCAGCCTTTCCAGACAGGGGCGGATTGTTTCTCGAAGATAACGGGAATATGCCTGTGGCCTGCCAAGATTATGGAAAAACTTTATTCTTTCCATCAGCGGCTTGCTGATGTGTGCAGGCTGGGCTGCTACATCTGCAACAATAACCAGATCGGGATTGAAACGCTGCTGCTCATGAGCCATCTTGGCGCGACTGACAATCTTATCCTGCGCCATTTCTCGCTGGACAGGATCACGATGCTCATTGAAAAAATAGCGGTCCCAAACCTCATCACTCATCGCCTCACGGCGCAACTGCTCCTGCTGGTTGTCCGCAGCATAAAGACTGATCAGGTTTGAAAGCGCAGAAACCGGCGTAACTTCCGCCGGGTCTATTTGTGGGTTTATTGCTTTTTTTGGTGCGTTCCACGGATATGCGAACTGCTGGCTCATTGAGCTGCCCCATCAGAAGCAGCTAAAAAAGCACTTACAGCGATTATTTCTGATGCACGCTTACCTTCACCCGCAGCAACGCCTACAGAGCGGCTTACACTGACTTTGCTGATGTTAAAGGTACGGTACAGGTGGCGGGTGAACTCGCTGTCGCTGTTGGAAACCACGACAGCGTTTTTCTCTGAGGCATCTGCCAGCATTGAGGCCAGCGCAACCTGCTCGTCTTTGCCAAAACCGTTAGTGTGATACTTACTGAAAGTGTCGTGATAAGGCGGATCGCAATAAACAACATCGCCTGTTTTGAGCATGCGAAGCGATTCGCGAAAATCTGCACAGATGAATGTGGCGCGCTGCGCTTTATCAGCAAACGCCTCAATCTCTTCCAGCGAAAAATAAGGCTCTGAATAATTACCAAATGGAATATTAAATTCGCCACGGCGGTTATAACGGCAAAGGCCTCGATAACCATGACGATTAAGATACAGGAAATGCGCGGCGCGATCTAATAACGGCAGCGCTGGGTTATGATTGAATGCTTCACGCAGGCGGTAATAACTTTCGTCAGTTGTATTCTGAGTAAACAAACTGAGCGACACGACAATAAAGGGGCGGGTGTGTTCTTTAATCTGTCGATAGAGGTTAATCAAATCCGGGTTAATATCCGCCACAAGATATTTTCGGTAATCAGTGTTCATCATTACCGCGCACGAACCGGCGAACGGCTCAACCAGTCGATCACCATCTGGCAGATGAGCAAGTAACTCAGGCATGATGCGGGACTTGTTGCCTGCCCATTTCAAAATAGTGCTCATGATAATTCCCTCAGCTTGGCAGCAAGGATTTCAATAGCGTAAGCATGAGGAGTGGTTGAAATCGAGAGCACCACCCAATCGGAATCAGAATTAATAAGATCACTAACAGGCAATATGTGTGTTACTTCTACAAGAATAACGTCAGATGTAAATTCGCTTTTAAATTCACATAACAAGAGGTAATCGCCGCAATGATAATTACGGTCATTAATTCTTAGTTCAGCTTTTTTGGTTCCCTCACATACAGCTTGGAAATGCTCAGAAGTTATTTTCAGACAATGAATTTTTCTCATAACGCGGCTCCTTTGTAATGTGCACTTTTTAGCTCGCTGACTTCTTTGCAGGTTACGCATACGGACACCCCCGGCAGAGCGCGACGGCGCGCCTCGGGAATTGCCTCACCACACGAAAGACAGAAAAACTCGCTCGCCCCAGACGGGCGGTAAGTTGCGTTTGCCAGATTGCGCGCCAGTTCTTCCTCAACACGCTGCTGAACCAGATCCATTGAATCAGCCATTAGTGCAGCTCCTTCGCCTTGTTCTCAAAGCGTTCTGCTTCTTTGTCCAGCAGCTCAATGATTTCCGTCGCTGACATTTCCTGCTGACGGGCATGAATTGCCAGAGCGGCCAAACGGACAGAAACGGACAGCGCATCATCACTGCGCTGCTCGGTTTTGGCTTTGCTCAACAGAGCATTAAGCGCGTCCTCATCAACTTTAAAATTACGGGTCTGAATATTTCGCATTACTCTTTCTCCTGAATTTGGGCAAAAGATGCCCGGCGGGTTTACGCCATTTATTTGCTTCGGTTAATTAATTAGGGAGCGTCAATTTCTTTGGAAATAAACTCACGACTGCACGAAGGTGATTCATTGCACCAATCAGCGCGGTTATTTCGTCACTCGTCAGTTCACTGTATTCAACGTTGTGACGCTCTTTGCTGATATTCGCCAGAAAGAAAATGGCACTCAGTGCACGGCTGTTTTGTTCAAACTTTTCATCACGCTTATTACGCATATCAGTTAAAAAGCGATTAAGTTCAATTGCGCAATCGCCATACATCATCGTGCGAAGTGCTGAAATATGGTTCAGCGCGCTGGCACGTTGCCCCGCACTCATTTGCACAGTGATACTTTCAGCTTTGTAAGCCATGATTTTTTCCTCTTACCCGATAAACCTGCCAGCAGCTCAATCTGTGAGTGAGCCGGGTGCCAGCGCTTACCCTCATCCCCGACAATCCAGCCATGGCCGTATGCGTGGGACGGGCTTTGACGCTTCAATAACGGTGCCACTGAAAATGCCATCACTCACACCATCCCTATTGATGCGCCAATACCGCTGATCACATCGGCAGTACCAGACAGCGCCGGGTTTGAATGGACGCGAGCCTGAACAGCAAGCGCGGCGAGCGTAAGACAGCGAATACCCGCATGAACGTTCTGAACCAGTCCGCGACGACAGGCTGGCGTTAGCTTGTCCTGGCTGACAACTCCGGCCGCAAGCTGTCCGACTTCAGCCGTTGCCTTCAGCACATAAGCCGGTAAGTTTTCCTGCGCCATTTCGTTCACCGGCACACAAGGCAGGCACTGAAGCTGCGCCAGAGCACCATCAACTAGCGTTGAATCCTCTGTCAGGTCGGTGAGGATCAGCATTTCACGGACTGTCAGCTGATGAACCTGCTCCGGGTTAAGCTTGTTACGGATGGTTTGCGGATTCAGGCCAGCTTGTTTAGCGAGCTGGATGATATTGTGCTTGAGTGCAAAAGCCCTGCAGGCATCATCAAAGTGGCTATGTGTGGAGACGCGAAAATCAAACATGCAATCACCCTTCCCTGTTCTGATAATGCTATTGAGTACTTTTTGATGTTCTGCGGCGTACTAATTTGGAAACTTTAGCGGCTTCCTGTTCAGCTTCTTGGTACGAGCGAATGGCATCGGCACTTAAAGCAACCAAATTGATAAGAACTTTTTCTCGCTTACCTTCCTTGGCTAAGCGATGACGATAAGAAGACAAGCGACCATCACCAAGCATCAGTTCAATGGTTGCTAAATCTAACCCAGTGGCTTCGCTATAACGCTCTTTGGTCATATGGGGAACGAGAAGCGAGATTGAAATGTTGTTTTGCATCATGCAATACTCTCAATGTTTGCCTTTTGATTTCTAATTAAGCCTAATCAGACCTAATAAGAACCCGAATTCGCACTTCGAGGCCAATTTAGATCCGATTTGGGGTACTTGTCAAACCAATTTGAACCCTAATGAGAACTATGGAATTTAATAACGGTGGTCAGAAAGTTGTGCATCGCCTTCTAGAAGCCTACGGCTTCAAGACTCGCCAAGCCTTATGTGACAAGCTTGGAGTTGCTAAAAGCACAATGGCTTCACGGTATATGAGAGACATTTTTCCTGCGGATTGGGTGATTCAGGCATCTATTGAAACAGGCGTGAATGTAGAATGGTTGTCCTTTGGGACAGGTCAAATGTACTCAAATGAGAACAAGCAACCACCCAAAGTTCCCAGCGCCGTCCTAGATAGTGGGGAACTTGTATCAGGAGAGTTTCTTTATTTTGATGAAGAACTCTATCCCGAAAACCTGAACTCTCCTTGTCTGATTTTTGTCGGTAAAGAAAGATATCTGATTGACAATGATACGGCAGAGATCCGCGATGGGCTTTGGCTGATGGATATTGATGGGAAGAAGTCCATTAGAGAAGTAATGCTGTTACCTCAACATAAAGTGAGAATCACAAACGAAGCTGGAAGCTTTGATTGCCCCATACAGGATGTGAATTTTGTAGGCAACGTTTCACTTGTGATGCGCAAGGGCTAGCGATGAGTGTAAGAAAGCTTTCGACTGGAAAATGGATGTGTGAATGCTATCCCCAAGGACGCGATAGCAAACGAGTAAGAAAGACTTTTCCAACAAAAGGCGAAGCGGTTGCGTTTGAACAATTCATCATGAATGAATCAGCAAGTCGCCCATGGATAGCAGAAAAAAGCGACACGCGAAGTTTATTAGAACTGACTGAGCTTTGGTACAATCTTCACGGTCAGTCATTGCGTTCTGGAAAGATGATTTTCAACAAATTAAAACATATGACCGGCGCAATGGGTAATCCTCGCGCCACAGCTTTTAGCGCAAACGATTTTGCTCATTACAGAAAACTCAGGCTTTCCGGCGAAATTTTTCTGGATGGTCGCTTTCCCAAGGGTGTGACCAAATCAACTCTAAACATGGATCACTCCTACCTCTGTTCAATGTTCAATGAACTGGCAAGGCTTGGTGAGTGGAGCCATCCGAATCCACTTGAAAATCTCAGGAAATTGAGTACTTCAGAACGTGAGATGTCCTGGCTCAAAAGTGATGAGGTTGAGGAGTTACTTGCTATTTCAAGCAAGCACTTGCACCTCCATTTGATTGTAAAAATTTGCCTAAGTACTGGTGCTCGTTGGAGTGAAGCGCAGAACCTCAAAAGCTCACAAGTTATAGCCAATAAAATTACCTTTACGAACACTAAGAGCGGCAAGAACAGAACGGTTCCCATCTCATCGGATTTGTACGATGCGCTAAAGGAATTAGGTAACGATAAGTTATTCGGGTATTGCCTCTATCAATTTGAGCAGGCGATAAAAAGATCATCCATTATCTTGCCAAAGGGCCAACTCACTCATGTGCTGCGACATACTTTTGCAGCTCACTTTATGATGAACGGCGGTAACATCCTCGTACTACAAAAAATCCTTGGGCACCACGACATTTCGATGACTATGAGATATGCGCACTTTGCACCTGAGCACCTTGAAACAGCTATAACTCACAACCCAATAAGCACATTGGAAAAGTGGCGGCAAAATGGCGACCGAGTTTAATGGTCATTAGATTTCATTAGTACTCATTACAATGAACACTCTTTATATTTCATGTAATTAGCTGATTTTATTAGGTAAATATGAATATCGGTCTGTTTTACGGTTCCAGCACCTGTTACACCGAGATGACGGCGGAGAAGATTCGCGACTTCATCGGTGAAGAATTAGTCACACTGCACAACCTCAAAGATGATGATCCCTCGTTGATGGAGCAGTATGATTTGCTGATCCTTGGTATTCCAACCTGGGATTTTGGCGAATTGCAGGAAGACTGGGAGGCCATCTGGCAACAGCTGCCCGCGCTGAATCTGCAAGGCAA